TTTGGTAATCCAGACGGCGGCCTGTTATCATTTTTTAATCCTTTTAGATCTTAAACTATGACATCATCATTTGGAAACGTCATAGGTACACCACGGGATAGATTACCCGAAACTGGTGATAACTATGCAAGAGTCGAACCTGACTTAACAGATGCTGTAAATAACGAAATAACAAAACAGCAAGCTGACACCACTGAGTTTTACAACCAAATGGTTGAGATAGAAAAACTCAAACAACAAAACTTTAATGATAATTTATCAGGCATTGCCGATTTACTCGGTAGTGCTGTTAAATTTAAAGATCAGTTGGATGCTGATAAAGAAGGTAGAGAACAGTTAAGAGACTCTAAAAATTTATATAAGGATAAAATAAAAGCTATAAATCTTGCAGATGCAGAAAAAAGAGGTGAAGTATTAAGTGCAGCAGATACTGCATTTTTACTAGATGCCAGAAAACGAGACAAGAAAGCACAAGAACTTCTTAATCTTAAGTTTACAGCCAACACAGAAGAAATAGGTATTAAAGAGTTCAGAACCAAAACCAACACTATAGTAGGAGGTTTGAGTACATACGCTTTAAATGCAAACTTAAAAGATCAGAATACAGAACAAGAGGCAGACTTATTAACTGATAAAGGTTTACAATCTGCTGTTGCCAGTGCTTTTCTTAATGCTAAAAGACTCGGCATTAACGTCAGAGGTCGTGAGTTTAAGATGTACTTTACACGTGAGCTTTATCCCAAACTAATAGAAAAAAAAGAAGAATTACTAAATGCGTGGGAAAGCGATAACTTTAGAACTTTTGAAACTAAAAGAACAAAAAGAACCGACAAGTATATAGCAACAGAATTATCAACCGCAGCTACTAACTACAAAGTTGACGACCCTACAACTATTGTTAATCTTAATGATGAAAATACAGGGCTACTAACACGACTTGGCTATGATTTTACAGATAAGTTTGAAAATCCAAAAGATGGTATAAATTATTTAGTAGACAGAGTTGTAGCTTTAGGTAATAGTGGAGAACTATCTAGATATGAAATAGAATTTTTTAAACAAAATGCTAGATTTAAACATAGTGATGGCAGAAAAGAGTTAGTTACTTTTAAAGAGTTAGGTAATAAATCAGATCAAGCTAGGTGGGGCAAAGCATTAGATACTGCAATGCAAGCAACAACTAGGCAAACCTCTGAAATAGTAGGCACTATAAAAAGCACATTAGAAGCTGAAATGAGAAATAGAAGAGGTAATAATCCAGATGGTGAATTGACTGATATAGATAGAATTGAAATACAAGCCATGGGTAATAAAATGGCTAGAGCTGAAAGATTAGAAATAAACAATTCTTATTTTCCTGACGGACTTCTAGGTGATACAACTGTATCATCTGGTGGTGAACGTTACTCAGCTAAGGTTGGTAAAGCTGATCCATTACTAGGTAAAGTTAACATAACAAAAGACTGGGTAGGAGTAAAAAGGGAGTCTGGAATGAATACAACATCATTAAGTAGTATAGAGACTATTGAGGCTACAAAAGCTTTAGGTGATCTTACTTCTAAAGTAGAAAGTGCTATGTCTATGGATACTAATTTAACTCTAGATAGTGCTATAGCTAAATTTTATCCGAGTGTTTTAGCTGATTTAGCTGCTGGTAAATATAAAGATGATTATGATTTTCTTGTTCCTACAACTCCTGTGGATATAAGAGCAGATCAAACTACAATCAAAAGTGATCTAAATAGCGTTATAAATCAAACAGGTTTTATATCAATACACGAAAAAAGAGGATTAGAAAATCTTGCAAAGTATATAGAAGGAGGATTGCAGGGTGAGTTTCCTAGATATTTTGAAAAAGTTGCACGTGGCCTCAATATGACTCCTAGAGAGTATGCTATAGCTAGATTAAAAGCTACAGGTGGTATTGATGCAAACAATAAATTAATCAAAAATCCTTTAGATAAATATGGTTTAACTATTGAAGATAGAGACTATTTACTTAGTTTTCCAAACAGTACAAAAAACTTAACTGTTTTAAATGGTGATGACAATGTAAGTAAAGAAGCAGAAATGCTTAAAATCTTTCATGACGCAGCTGGCAATCGTAAAGATGACCAGTATCAAGCACCACCTAACGTTTTAAACTACAGAAATCGAGTAGGTGGAGACAAGAAAACTGTAGGTGAACTATATGATCTTGCTAAAAAAGGTGCAGATAAGTTTGGTCGCTATAATTTTTCTACACAAGAGTTTATAGATATTGTAGACAAAGCTGGTATATCTAAAGATGCTATATTTAATGAAGATACACAAAGCTTTATGGTCATAGGTCTCATGAGACTACAAGCTAATAAAAGTAACAGTATTACAGGTGCAGTTACAGAAGGTAGAAATGACTGGAGAAGATTAACAAACTTAAACATACAAGAACAAGAAGCAGTATTACAATTCTTTCCAAATCTACGTGGTATGCCTAACAACGAGTTTCAGAACTTGCAAGCTGATGTAGCTAAGGCTATATTAGATTCAGTTACCACACGTGATGAGTATAAGGATTTAGTAACCCCATAAAATTATGACGGATTCAAATTACTCGGTAAACGTCAATGTTGATCAAGAGTCTCTGGATTATCTAAGTGATAGTGCGGAGCAAGCAGCAGACGAATATCGAAAACAAATTATAGCAGAAGAAGCCGCCAAACAAGAGCAAGCTCAAGAAGCTCAAAAAGCTGAAGAAGTACAGTACGACCCTCGTAACGCAGATACTTGGGGTGCTAAGGCACTTATTAAAGAAGGGCAGTCTATACTGTCTGGCGGTCTGCAAGATACAGCATCTTCTATAGCTACGTTTCCAGAACGTACAATAGATGCTTTATCAGGAGAAATGCAAAGAGAAAGGGAGGAGACTGGTACATACAAACCAGAATTTACTCCCTTTGGAGGGTATGATAACCCGATAGAAACAAAAACATGGTGGGGTAAGCAACTCCGAGGAATAGTTCACTTTGGTAGTCTAGCTGTTGGTACAGTTTTAGCTGCTAAAGGTGTAGCCGCCACCGGAATAGTTAGTGTTCCAGCCGGCTTGATTGCACTAACAAAAGGTAATCTTATTAGAGGTGCAGCTGTAGGAGCTGTATCTGACCTTGTATCAAAAGAGTCAGATGAAGCTAATGCTTTAGGTGCATTACGTGATAGATACGGATGGGTAGATACACCATTATCTACTAAAGATACAGACCATCCTGTGATGATGAAAGTTAAAAACATTGTCGAAGGTATGGGCATCGGCCTGTTCTTTGATGGCATAGCTTACGCATTAAAAAAAGGCGCACAACCAGCTATAGATCAAATTACTAAGCGTAATAAAAGTATAAAAGATCAGACTGTAGCAAACGGTCTAGCACAGCTACGTAGGGGCGAGACAGAATTTAGGGCAGATAAAAATGCACCTATATCTCAACCACACCAAGCTGCACATATATCAGAAGTAGATCCACAAACAGCCAGAGAGCAGTTGTCAAAAACACGTACTCAATGGGGCTCAGAGGAAGGTTCTGCCGGAAGTGTAACAACACCAGTAGAACGAGAACGAATAGCCTTAGAGGGCGGTACAGACGACGCTACGGTTGAAAGAATTCTGAAGGGTTTGATGAGTAGCGAAAAGTTTGCTAAAGAATTAGCAGAAGCTAAAGGAGATAGAAAAGCTCTAGCAGCTACATTTAGAGAAGCTATAGAAGCACATCAGCGTATAACACAAGGTAGAAATCCTATAGATATGTCACCAGAAGAGTATCTAAAAGAGTTGTTTGAGACTAACGATGTTATTGATGGTATAGAAAACTGGACTTCTAGGAATGTAGTTATAGCTGACTTAGTACAAGGTACATTACTTAAACAACTACGTGACTTAGGTACATCTGGTAGAGAAATAGCAGATTTAGTAGATCTACAAGATATTGATGGTCCAGCTAAACAAGTAGTTGATACTATGCTTACAGCGTTATATCATACTAAGAAGGCTAGATTTATTAAGTCTGACTCATTTAGAGCATTAGGTGCTGGTAAGGCAAGAAAAAATGCACTAGAAGAGATATTGACTAAGGAGATGGAAGATGCTAGAGAGTCTATACTATCCGTACTAAAGATAGCTAAAGACGATCCTGACGACAACATGTTAATGGCTGTGTTTGAAGCGTTCTCTATGATGAAAAACGTCAACTCACTAGATGACTTTGACAAATGGGCAAGAAAGACCATACTCGGTGGTGCCTTAGAAGAAGGTGGACCTGAGCGTACTGGTGCTATGATAAGAGAGCTAGAAGGTGTTACAACACATAGTATTCTATCTGGTCCTAAAACACCAGTTCGAGCTATTATGGGAACATCTACTGCAACATTCTTAAGACCATTATCCACAGCATTAGGAGCTGCCATACGTTACCCATTTGATGGTGACACTGCTACACTAAGGTCTAGTCTAGCAGCTGTAAATGCTATGGTAGAAGCTATACCAGAGTCGTTTGATTTATTTAGAACTAAACTAAACGCATACTGGGCTGGAGATATAAGAAATATAAAGACACGTTATGCAGAATTTACACAGGGCGATGATAACTGGGAAGTATTACGTAGATGGGCTGAAGATAGTGGTAGAGCTACTGAAGGAGAAAAGGCGGCTTTTCGTGTTGCAAACATAGCACGACAGGCTAATAACAGTAACTTCTTTACATACTCTACTAAAATCATGGCCGCTACTGATGATGCTTTTGCCTACATCATAGGTCGTGCAAAGATGCGTGAGAAAGCTATGCGTAGTGTTCTTGAGATGCAAGGCAACGGCATAGAACTACCTAATATAAATAAAGCCTTAATGAAAGCGTACGAAGATGACTTCTATGCTCAGGTCTTTGATGCAAACGGTAATATAATAGACGAAGCTACAAAGTTTGCACGTAAAGAGGTAACACTAACACAAGAGTTAACAGGCTTTGCAAAAGGTCTAAACGATGTATTTAGTGCTACACCTTTAGCTAAACCATTTTTTCTATTTGCTAGAACTGGTGTAAACGGACTTGCACTAACAGGTAAGTATACCCCCGGTTTTAACTTTTTAGTCAAAGAGTTTAACGATATTGCATTTGCCAATCCTAACGACTTAGGCAGCGTATCTAAGTATGGGATTAACTCAGCAGAAGAGCTAGCTAACGCTCGTGCCTTACAAACAGGCCGACTTGCTATAGGCTCTGGTGTTGTATTTATGGCTGTACAAGCGTGGATGCGTGGAGACCTAAACGGTAACGGACCAGTTGACAGGCAGAAAAGGCAGATGTGGCTAGACGGTAGATGGGAACCTAGAACAATAAAGCTTGGTGCTGTACGTGTAGGTTA